ACTTTATTAAATGCTTTATAGACAGGAACTTTCATATCTCTTTCTATCATTCCGTCATCGCCAAACAATTTCCACTTAACTCTTATTTGCTGATAATCGTTGTAAATAGGATTAGATAAAAACTCATGTATGTCTTTAACACCAAACAAAAACTCATCAATATCGCAAAACAAACACCAATCAAAGTTGTGTTCTTTATAAAACTTGGAATATGTTTTTTGTTGTAGTCTATCTTCTCTAATTCCGCGAATATCAATAATGTTTACTTTTTCTAAAAGTTCTTTGTCTATAAAGTTTGCAATATTTGGCATATTTATTTCGTTATTGTCATACAAGTAAATCATGTCGAAACCAATACCAAGATGAAACTTAACCCAATCGTTTATGTATAAGTTCTCGTTTTTAGCCATTGCGCAAATTACTGCTCGCATAGTTTTGTTATCTCCTCTACAAATAGTTTTGTTGCTTCCTTGTTCAACGTCTTGTTAACGCACACAATTTGATGGTTTAGGTCAACGACTTCTTTTAATTCTGTATATAGAAAATCAACTGGCGATAGTTCTGTCCCATATTTATAATTCTCATATATAGGATAAATATATTGGTTGTGCTGATAATGTGTCCTGAAAGCCCAAATGTAAGGATATATTCTTTTTTTAAGCAAAGCAAAACATTCTTTACAATGAGAAAGTATCATAGGAGTAAAAGAATGAAGCGGTCTTATAAATGTATCTTCCGTATGTTTGATTTTAAGCGCATTTAAAACACTATGGAAACTATTAAAACACTGCGATTTGAAAGTGTTTAATTCATCGTTTTTATTCACTAAAAATGAAACTTTTATCTTCCCATCGCTAGTGAAAAAGTCATCGGCTGTCATTTTTTTTGTTGGTAGCATGTCATCGTTTGCGTAAATAAAATACTCGCTTAATCCTTTGATGTTCCATAAAAACATCTCTATTGTTGTTGAGTTAAATGTTGGTAAAAAACGACAATCAATAAATTGTTCGTGCAATACAACTTTTACTTTATCGCTAATGTTTGCTGGCACTTGTTCTTTATTTGAAACCAATAAAAATATACGATTTATAAATGGCATATTCTTTTCAATCAGTTTTAATTGATAATTTATAAGTCCTATATCTTCATATCTTGCGCCTTTTATGTTTACTATTTTGCTTGGGTTTCCAATTCTAATGCAATACTCTTTGAACTTATTGAACCAAACATTGTCTTTGTTGTTGACATAAGGTATTACAATGTCTATCTTTTCTTCTAACATAAACTACCACCTGCAAAGAAATTATAATGCTAAAATAAAAAAAAGGAAACCTTTTAAGATTTCCCTTTAATTTTTAGGTTGCTTATTCGCTTGTTTCTGTATCGCTTGTAATGACAGCAAACGGATAACCCTTACTACCGCCAACTCTATTTACTGGGTTAGGTAAAGCAACACCTAAACGCATTGAAAAGCGGAAGCCAATCATGCCTTGTTGTGCTAGGTTATAAAGGACAGAACCAGAAGTTGGGTCTGTCAATGTTGCTTCACGCAAAATGGTTAATTTCATTTCTTTACGGAAAGCATAAACCAAATAACGGAAGTCGCCAACGATGGCAAATGCTTCTGATTGGTCGAAACCACCAGTTAAGTCAATGTGTCTTGGTAAAGCACCGATTTGACCTTGTTCAGCGGAAATTACACCAAGAGATGTAATAGAACCGCGGAAAGCACTTTCAAGAGATGGGCCACCTAAAATTGCATTAGGCACAAAACCACTCTTTTCAACCTTTTTCATTGCTTGGTTAACGGCGGAATAGAAAGAAGTCCCTTCTTGACCATCCCACGCAACAACTTTGCCTGCTGTTGTTGCTTCGGCAACAATACCAGTGAAACCTGCCCAAGGTGCGTCTACACCAAAGAACACGGTTGAATCAATAACGTCTTGGAAAGCACCGACAACTTGTTCGTTTAATGTTTGAGCGATTGCGATACCACCATCGTTTACATCTTCAAATGTATTTTCAGCAACAGGAATGATTACAGAAATTTCCTCTGCGTATAAATCTTTTCCTTGCCAAGCAAGAGTTGATAATGGTTTTACCTTAATTTCGCTAGTTGTTTCAGCGGCTGGTAAAGCACTATTTTTAGTCCAGCCAGCCACTGGAAGGTTAGATAAAACATTTAATTTTGTTTGTAAACCAGTCATGTCTGGTAATCTGCGCCCTAACGCTAGGGCTTTCGACGCTCCTAGAACGCCTTTGATAATTTCCGTTGTATATTGAACTGGCAATACAACAGAACTGTTTTTAATAGCCATTGTTTAATTCCTTTCTTGACTTAACTTAATAAGTCGATAATTGCGCTACCCATTTCTGCATATGCGCTAGTTTTGTCATCTTTAGCATCGGTAACAACATTTTGTGTATTAACAACTGTTGAATGGGTAGAACCTTTTGCAGTTACTTCTTCATACTCTTTTTTGATGTCTTTAATTACTTTGTCATAATTGCCATCTTCGACTGACAATAATCTACTATCGTTTCTAAAAAAAGCAGGAAGTTTCTCTTTTGCCAATAAAGTTGTGATTTCAGTGGTCTTTTTATAACCTCTTAATTCAGCCAACTCTCTATCTTTGGCTTCTTGTTGTTCTTTGAATTTTTCTTCGGCAAGTTGTTCGGCGGTTAAGTTTGCGTTTTCTTTTGCCTTTCTTAATTCCGCTTCATATTTTGTTCTTTGACCAGCCATATCGCTATTGTGTTTGGCGACCAACTTGTCAACTTCTTCTTTTAACTTTGCTGAAATTAATTCATTTAATTCTTGTTCATTTTTTGGTAAATCCATAATTTACTCTCTTTCTCCTAGGTTAAGCACTAGGGTTGCTTTTTCTTTTGTCTAACGACACTCTACTATAAGTCAGTAGGCAACTTTTATAATAAGTTTATGCAACTATATTATCACTTTACAATGTCTTGCGCTTGACCTTTGATAAAATTGTTTTTGTTATCCATTTGGTCTTTTGTTGTTGGCTTTTCATTTTGTCTTGCTATATTGGTATCATTTACGCCATTATTATTATTAGTTTTATTAGCAATGTCAATAAGATATTCATTGTGTTCTTTCATCTCTTTGATATAGTCATCGACATTAGGAATGGCTGATAATCCTTGTAGCAACACTCTTGGTGCGCCAAGTTTTGCGTTGTTTAAGTTGACAATCATGTTTGTTGTGTCAATATCATTGCTTGGCAATGCGTGGCTATAAACTAAATCAATATTGTCTAAATCAAACTTTATCTTGGCATACTCATTGCCGCCATATCTTTCAACATAATCCAATGTTAAATCTAACATTTGCATATAACCTTTGTTAAACCATTTTTCTTTTCTTTTGCACAAATCTAACAATGGTTTTGTTTTCGCTTTAAGAATTGGGTCGCTGGCGTTTTGTGTAAACTCGGTGCTAGTAAAATCTGGAATGTGCAAAATATAATGAATTTCATTTTTAAAAGCATCTGCTAGTTTTTGAACATCTGTTTGATTTAATGGGTTGGTTAAGAACTTCGCGTCAACATCTTCGCCTTCTAGTGGAAGAACTTTATGCCTTTTAATTAACTCGACTGCCTTTTTCGCTTCTTCTTCGTCGCCCAACCTTGCGTTTTTAATAAACAACAAGTAATTAAGAATATCTTCGACATTTTGGAATCTATTATTTTGTAAAGCACTATAAAGCAATATCAAAGTAATCGCTGGTCCACAATCGCTTTTGCAATATTTATTATTGATAAACTCAATAATTGGAATGTCTTTATAACCATGCTCTACAACATTTGATGGTTCAGTGTTGTTTATCAAAAATAAATTAAGTGGGAACACCGAGATAGCCATGTATGTAGTTGGAATACTTGTTTTAGGCGAATAGAATGAATACATCTTGTTTTTAGTATAAACAATGCAAACCCATCTTGCATTACCCAAATCATCTACATCTAGGTAAATGTTATAAGCGCATAACTTTCTCATTGCGACTGTGCAATCATACACGACATTTGCATAAACTGGATCTAAAGAGCGATAGTGAGGAAATGTATCACCTATTTCGTTGTATAGGCACAAAAATCCACTACCTGTAATTGAACATTGCAGTGCAACATCATCAATTTCTTCTTCAAAGTCATTGTGCTTTTGCTTTAGCGAAAACTTGCTTATTCTTGATTTTTCGGCATCAGTGCCTTTGGAAACTATGTCTGGAACTCTGCTCAAAAAAGTTGTAGTGGCAGTATCACACAAAGGTTTAACAAGATTATGAAAAAGATTTAACTTAATCTTCTTGAAGATGTATGGGTTTTCTTCGCTACTATAATACATATCTCTTTGTGTTTTTATAGAAGCAATGCTTTTTCCAATGGCGTCTTTGTAAAAAACTTGATACCACAATATTCTTTTTACAACACTATCAAGTCCCATGCCAGTTTCTAGTGTTTCTTTGTTAATGCTCATTCTTATCATACTAAAATCCCCTTATAGCGTTTGCTAATGTCAAAAATCCACTATCGGTGGCTACTCTACCACCGTATTTATATTGATAGTTTAACAAGTATTGGCTAACAGTATCAACAAAATCATCATGTGCACCGTTTGGAAACTTCAACAATTGTTCAACATATTCTTCAACGTTTGGTAAAACACTTTCGTCAGGGAAGTAAACATTACCACCTTCAAAATATGGACTTACTGCGTTTAATCTATCTTCTTTGCTTTGCCCTTTTGGTTCAAATGGCACTAAACCGCTTATCTCTTTGCTCATTAAATCTATGGTTGCTTGCCCGTTTGCTTTGCGCTCAATAAGTTTTTTTCTTAATGTTGGGTATTGGTCGCAAATTATTCTAATTGTGTTGTTCGTTTCGGTAAAACTTTTTCTCTTGTCCCATACATTTATTAGATAATGGTTTCCGCCGTTTCTTCCCCATAAACTCATGCAATATGGGTCGTTTGATTTTTTAGTGCCACCAAAAGACAAGTCGCACGATAAGACAATTTCTTCAAACGAACTAGGACAATTATTTTTGTTATAAAACTTAATATCACTTCTATTGATAATGTTGCCACTCTCTATATATGGCTTACCTTGACAGTTAGCGTTAAATAAACGATTGCCAAGTGCTTTTCTTGTTCTTTCAACCCATTCGGCATCAAAACCTAACTCTGGGCAAAGGGTTTCTCCAACCTTTCTTCCAAGTAATTTGTCAATACCTTTTTCCCAAACAGCAGGAATATTTACATAAATCCAATCGCCAGTCTTTGCTAAGCGACCAATTAAGTCATCATCGTCCCAACGCGTGTGAATAACAATGATTGCGTTGCCTTTGCCAGTGGCGCGAGTAACAACAGCGGATGTAAAAATATTATAGATTGTATCTCTTAATTGTTTGTTATTAGCGTCAACCGAGTTTTTGTATGGGTCATCGACAATAATCAAACTACCACCATGTCCCACAATTCCACCAGTAATACCAACACCCATAATGCCACTATCAAGATTAGGATTTTCTTTTTGCCCAATTTTGTGTGTTTGGAATAAAGTCTTGTTATCTTGTGAACTGTTGGTTTCAATGCCAAATATCTCTTTGCCATAGTTTTTTATTAGTTGTCGGTTGTTATCACTAAACTCTTCGGCAATATCGGCGTTATAGGCAGTTAAAATAGACCACTTACCTGGATTTCTTCCCACAAACCAACTTGGCAATGTTTTAGTAATAGCGGTTGTTTTGCCGTGTCTAAACGGAACTGACACGCACAATCTAACTGTTTCACCACGTTCAACCTTTTCTACCACTGATTGGCACAAATTGGCAAGAAATGCGTGAAACTTGGTAATAATAAAGTCTGGGTAAACATATTT